AACAAGGCTTGGAAAGATATGAATGACGATGAACGTAGAGCCTTTTACGATATGAAAGCAAAAAAGGGTTAGTTTAAATTTAGGAGGCTATAATGGCTTTAGCAGGAACAAATAATGTAGCATTAGCAGGTGGTGTAAGAGACACAGGCGTAGAGGCTACTTTACAACATTTCATACCTGAGGTATGGGGTGCTTCAATAATGGATTATATGGAGAAAAACCTAGTATTTGGTGCTTTGGCAAATGATTTGTCAGGAATGGTAGCAAATGGTGGTGATAGAATCCATCTTCCAAAACAT